CGCGATGGTGGGCGGTGATTTCGTGCTTGGCGATAAAGCAGGCGGTGGCCGTGAAACCTCCGTGGCTGCGAAATCTCCCAATGCTGCAGTTACCATTGCGAATGCTGACACTGGCACCGCAACAACGGGCGGTGCAGCAGTGCTCAACGATACGGCCAAAGCCTGGACGCTAGAAGAACACCTCGACTGGATCTGCGCGATCACCGCCGGTATTGGTGCTGGGCAATCTGAAATTATCGTCAGTAATGCGGCTACACAGTTAACGGTTGCCAACAATTGGGCAACCCCTCCAGACGCCACCAGCGTTTATGAGATTCGCCCCGATATCGGTGTGGCGCTCTATGATGGTGGTGGCTCACCGCGTGTGCTTTCAGTGGCTAATGATTCTCAGGACAACGAAATCGCCAGTGGCACCACCATGAACATCCCAGCCCACGCGATTGGCATTGGAGCAGCGTAGTGGCTACTGAGCTTATCCATGCTGGCCATCACAACGTCAATGGGTTCCTCTTGTTGGCCGATGGCGTTGTAATGACGGATGCCAGCGCGATCACTCGCATGGTATTAACACTCACGCCCGCGAGTGGCAGCGATGATGTCGTGGTTGATTCTGATATTAACGCTGCAGCATTCAACTGGTCCGGTACCACCGCATATAAAGGTGCAATGGTTGCACTATTGGTATTGGCATTAGGTTTGTTAGCGATTGCAAAAGGTAGATACCAGGGCACTCTTGTGATCTATTCCATCGACTACCCTAACGGCCTGGTATGGGCCACCGGCATTGATTTTCGAGTGATCAGCTAATGCCATACATCACTAAACAGCAATTGATTAATCGTTTTAGTAATACTGAGATTGAGCAGCTTACCGATCGCGACAACCTCGGCACTATCGATGATGACGTGCTGAATGGCGCAATCAATGATGCCTCGAATGTCGTTGATAGTTACATCAAACAAGTTAAAACATTACCACTGACGCAGACGGTGATTGATGCCAGCCCACTGCCGCGCTATTGCGGCGATATCGTGCGTTATTTTTTAAATGATAATCGTGCCGGTGAAGAAGTTGAAACCCGTTATAAAGCAGCGATGGCATGGCTCAGAGATCTGGTTAATGGCAAAGCATCGTTAGGGGAACAAGACACGCAGGTGGCGAGCGGTGGCCGCATTAAAACCGGCCAGGGCAAAAGCAACACCGACTGGGGCTCCTACTAATGAGCGGCATTAAGCTTGATTATGAAATCAAAGACAAGGCGGTGCTGGGCATGCTGGCGCGGCTGGATGATTTTAATAAAGTGGCCATGTTCGACGATATCGGTGACTACCTTGTCAGCGAAACCTCGCGCCGTTTTGCCGCCGGGGAAGACTGGCAGGGCAATGCCTTAATTCAGAGCCAACGCGCCATCGAAGAAGGTGGCCGTACGTTAATCCATAGAGGGCACTTGCTTGACAGCTATACCCATAACACCTTTGCCGATGGTGCTGGCGTAGTACATGGCAGCAATATGGTTTATGCCGCAATCCATCAATTCGGGGGCGAGACAGGTAGCAAAAAAGGCCGCTTCGAAATGGATGCACGGCCAGTGCTCGGTATTAATGATGACGATGAGGCCGAGATTGCGTTGATTATTAAAGACCACCTACGGGAGGCGTTAGACGCATGAGCTTTGCCGTTGTTGAAGAGACACTTAAGGCGCTTGCAGAAAAACAGCTTGGCAATGCCGCGCATGTGGATGTGTTGCCCGGTGACCTGCGTGATGCTAAGGCATTGCGTGAGCTGGTACGCCATGCGCCTGCGGTCTATTTTGCATTTCTGGGCGGTAACGAAGCAACCACCGGCAATGACCTGCATCTAAAAACGGTGTGGGGCGTTTACTTTGTCACCAAACATGCCAATAAACGTGATGCCCGCCGCCTGGGTGATAAAAGCGCCATCGGTGCCTATGAAATGATGCGCCGTATTTTACCGGCAATGAATGGCTTGACGATTGAGGATGTGGGGTCGTTGACCTTCAAGCGCCTGAATAATCTGTTTAGCCTGAGTGTAGACAGTGAAAGCGCTGCGCTCTATGCCGCCACCTTTGATCTACCGATGACGCTGGCACTTGAACTGCACGATGCAGATTCAATTAACCAGTTTCTAAGCTACACCAACACCATGAGCGCCGGTGCCGATGTGCCGCCCACTAATATCGATACAACGTTTCCAGAATAGGAGCCAGTAATGAGCAAAGAGAAATTTATATATGTAAAGCCAGGCTTCGAGGGCGCGGTAATCCGCATGCCAGATCGTGGTAATAAAATTATGCCCGCGCACGGCGCACGGGTGCCCAACGCTATTTATTATCAGCGTCGTCTGGCTGATAACGATTTGCTGCCGACCACTAAAAAAGCGTTTGAAGAAGCCGAAGCGGCGGTACAAAAAACAGCGGGCAATGATGTTAACGAGCGTTTTAATAAAGCGCGCCTAACGGCGGATGAAAAAACACCCGCCAAAAAAACAAAGGCGACTAGCAAAGCCTCAGCACAGGAGCAATAAGCGATGGACTTTAATTTTATCCCTGATAATTTTCATCTTCCCAGAACGTTAATTGAGTTTAACGAGAACCTGAGTGCAACCACTAAGCAGGCATTAAATGCCTGCGTCTGGGGGCAACGCCTGGCAACCGGCACGGTACCGGCCGGTGAAAAGCGACTCATTGCCAGCGTGGCGCAGGCAGAAGAGTACTGGGGCCGGGGCGCACAGATTGCCGAGATGTTTCGTGTGATAAAAGCGGTAAAGCCTTTCTTTGTTGCCTACGGCATTGGGCTGGATGATGACGGCGCAGGCACGGCCGCAACGGAGACCGTGACGTTTACCGGCAGCGCGACCGATGCAATTGCACATGTGGTTTACATTGGTGGGCGTCGTTATAAAATTGGTGTAACCAGTGGTGACACGGGGGGTGCCCAGGCAACCGCAGCAGTAGCCGTGATCAATGCGGATGGTCGCCGCCTGGTGGACGCTGCCGTGGATGGTGCCGCCGCTAACCAGGTAAACCTGGTGGCGCGCCATGCCGGTGAAACAGGCAACAGCATTGACCTGCGCATGAATTACTATGGCGAGAAATCACCGGCCGGTGTGGTGGTTGCCTTTGGTGGTGCGACCATGAGTGGTGGTGCAACCAATCCAGATGTTACCGCTGCCATTAACGGCATGGGTACCGATTGGCACAACTACATTATTCAGCCGTACACCGATGCAGCCAACCTCACCATCATTGAAACCATGCTGAGTACCAACTATCAGCCCCCTCGCCAGCAAGGCAGCCGTTTGTTTACCGCTTTCCGCGGCAGCCATGCCACCACCACCACCTTTGCCAATGGGCGCAATAGTGAGCATGTGTCATGTATCGGTACCGGCAAATCACCCGCTCCTGTCTGGATATGGGCGGCGCTCAACGGCATTATCTGTGCGGAATCACTGGTACGGCATCCGCTTAAACAGATGGTTGGCCTAAAGGTACCAGCGGTGGAGGGTTATGTGCTGGCACCTAACCATATAGACCGCTGGACAGACGTTGAGCGTAACCTCGCCATACCCGATGGCATTAGCACTTACACAGTGGGTGCGGACGGCCAGGTGTATCTTGAATGGCAGGTCTCGATGTACCAGGTAAATACGGCCGGTGTGGCAGATGATGCGCTGCTGTTGATTAATGCCACGGAATTTCGCGAGCGTGTGCGCTTTGAGAAGATTGCCACCTTTGCCCCTTATGCGCGCCATCTGTTGGCGGGCGACAATGCACGGGTGTCACCCGGTGTTGATGTGATGCAACCGTCTGATGCCTTAGTGCTGCTGCTCGATCTCTACCGGAAACAGGAGGCAAAAGGCTGGGTGCAGGACTACGAAGGTTATAAAGAAACCTTGATTGCTGAGATTGATGTTGATGTTAAAACCCGCCTTAACATTACCGACCAACCGATGCCGGTTTACCCAATGGGTGTGACCGCCATCAACACCCAAACACGACGTTAAGGGAGCAAGCGCATGAGTTATGTGAGCAAGATAATTGTTAAGGCCGATGGCAAGTTGCATGAGACGGACCAGAAAGGGACGTTTGACCCCGGCGGTGATGTGGCCGGAGAGCCGGAGGCGATTGGCGGCAAGCTTTACCATGAAAGCACCGAGGCACCTGGGGTACTGGAAACCAATTACCTGATTACCAAGGATACCGATTTAACGCTAGTGAATAGCATGCGCGGTGCGGTGGTGAAGATTGAAATGGATACCGGCCAGCGCTACATGTTGCGCGATGCCTCGACCATTGGCACGGTGAAGTTTGATGCCTCGGGTAAGTCTCCGTGGCGGATTGCAGGCATCGCTGAAGAGATGTAGCTGGGTTTATTAGTTATTAATCAATAAAAGGAAAGATCATGAGCGAGAGCACGATTAAAGGTAGGTTTGTAAAGGGGATGAAGATTGGTAACACGGTGCATAGGAACTTTGAAATGCGAGCCGTGGCCACCATGTCTGAGCTGTTTAAGGTTGAGCAGGAGACCTCTGTGGGTGACGTGTTAAGTTTTAATGGCGCGATGATGGCGGCACAGCTAACCCGAGTGGGTGATGTTGAAGGGCCATTTTTGTTTAGCCAGATTGGTGACCTGGCCCCGGTCGATTATGACAAGTTACGCCAGGCACAGGGCGAACTAGACAAGCTGGGAAAGTAAGGCGCGCGGCACATGTGCCGTTATGGGACATGGTGCTGTTATTGGCAATGAAAACGGGCTGGTCTAAGGCGGCCATCCTTGATTTGCCAGCAGATGAGTTTAACCACTACTTGAATATGTTGACGAAAAAATAATGCAAGAACTAACGGTTGCAACAAGACTGATACTGGAGGCGCGGCAATTTAACCGAGGCATCAAGACGTCTGGCAATTCCGTGACTGACTTTACCCACAAGGCAAAAAAGGAGCTGCGTGAACTGCGCGGGATGTTCGCTGGCATTAATGGCAAGCTGGCGGGCGTGGGCGTGACGCTGGGTGGCACGGCGGTGTTGGTGCAGTCTGCCAGACTGGATAAATCACTTATCCGAATCGGCCAGACCGCCGGTGAAAACACTCAAAAAGTAAAAGCGATGCGGCGTGCGTTTTTTGAGATGACGCGCGATACCGGCCAGGGCTTAAATGGTTTAAAGGGTGGCTTTGATGACTTGATTCAGGCCGGGCTGAAATGGGGGCAGGCGTCTGCCACCATTAGCGCCATTAACCCCGCATCCGCAGTAACGGGGGCCAGCCCGCTGGTGTTGTCTGGCGGTTTAACGGTGGCGGCGGCCGCGTTTGATTTTGATCTCTCGCAACCAGGCCTTGCGGTAGAGCTGCTGGATAAAATGGTGGTGGCGGGTCGTTTAGGCAACGCGGAGTTGGAAGACCTCTCGGGTATTTTTGCCCGTGTGGGCCCCAATGCCAAACGGGCTAATCTTGAGTTCACCGAGACGCTTGGCTTCATTGAAGAACTCTCAATGATTGAGCGTAACCCGCAGCGGTTGGCGACGTTGGCAGAGAGCACGCTGCGCCTGTTTACCAATGAGACCTATAAGCGCACCGCGCAAAGAACATTAGGGGTTGAGTTCTACAATGCAGATGACTCCTCGCGCCCCGCCTTTGATGTGCTAAAGGATATCCGGGATCTTTACCAGAGCCTGGGAACCGACCGCCAGCGTGCGTCGCTTATTGAAGCGGCTTTTGGTAAGGCCGATCTGGACACTAAAAAAGGGCTGGGGCTGCTGTTTACCGGCGACGCATTAGACAATGCCGATGCCAAGATTGCGATCATTGAAGATGCCTCTGGCACCATTGCGCGAGACCTGCCGGATGCCATTAACAATGCGGTAGACCAGACCGGCAGATTAAAGGCGGTGCTGCGTGATGCGGCCGATGGTTTTGCGCAGCCGGTGAATGCAGCGGTGAGCGGCGTGATTAAGTTTTTGTTAAACAAAGAGGACGGCCTCGGTTTAAGCGGCAACCAGATCATCGGCGGCGGTGCCGCTGCGGTAACCGCTGCTGTGTTGGGGGCGAAGTATGGCGGCCCTGCACTAAAAAAACTAGGCGGCCGATTTTTGGGCATTGCCGGTGGCGTGGCCACGGGTAAGGCATTAGAAGAAGCCGCAGGTGTAACGCCCGTTTATGTGGTGAACATGCCGGGTGCAGGCATGGGGTTTGGCGGTAACGATGGCAAGCGTAACCGCGCGGGCGGGCGCAATGGCAAAGGGCTTAAACGCGCCTTTAACCTGCCGAATGAATTAACGCATCAATCGTTTTTAACTAAGGAGAGCGTGGCGCGTGGTGCCGGGTATTTAGGCGCGGCGGCCGTGGTGAATGAAATGGTTGGCTCTTTCTATGAGAACCGAATAAAGGATCGGGCGATTGAGCATCAGGCGATTGCAGACTGGAATGGCCTGTTAGAAAAATTAGGGCTGGCCGCCAACAAGATGGACGCGGCAGCAGATAAGATGGGTGAGGCTAAAGCACGCGTGCAGGTTGATATCAATCCCGACGGCGCGGTTAATGCAAAAATGACTTCTGAAGGTGAGGCGTTAGAGCTTCTGGTTAGCAATAAAGTGGTAGTCAATTAATGATTGGTCAGTTTAGTAAATTTTGGCCCATTCTCACCATCGATCCATGTGGTGGTATTGTCTGTGACCATTTGCTTAAGGCGTCCATTCCAGGCATCAAGAAATGCCTGCGTTGCAATTGTATTCGGTGCGAGTTTGATCATAGAGCTGCCAGTAAAATCTCTGATCCAGTACTCGTACACATTTGCGAACTTCGAGCCTTCTTTGCTTTCATAAAATGTGCGGTCATCCCCGTCGCGTACCATTATTTGGTGGGTATTATCTTTTTCACCAAGGTAGTAGATAACAATCATTTCACTGCTATTTCGCAGCTCGTACGCGTATTTGTAGCCATCATTAACCGCATAGTAATGATCTCGCTTCTCTTCTGCGCTCACGCTACCCACAAAAACAGCCAATATCAGTATCATAAATTTCATCGTTTCACCTTCTGTTCTTTATATCGTCAGTACAGGATATCACTATGAGCTGGCGAGAGCGACTGACTACCCTTGATGGCGAGAGTGCCTTTGCCGGTGACTTCCGTGGCGCGGTGTTTTTAGTGCGCTCAGGCATCGCCCAGCTTGGGCGTAAAAATGAACTGCACGAATACCCCCTGAGCGATATTCCGTGGGTAGAAGACAGTGGCCGCAAAACGCGCAAGTTTAAAGACCAGCTATTTGTGGCGGGTGACAATTACGACATTGACCGCAACGCGCTGATGGAGGCATTTGAAAAACCAGGCCCTGGCCTGCTACAACACCCCTTCTTTGGCCAGATGCAGGCCTCTGCCTTTGAGGTGGAGGTGACTTACAGCAGTGTTAAGTCTGGCATGGCGCGCTTTACATTGACGTGGGTGGTGGGCGGGGAACTTGTTTTCCCATCTGTGACGGTCTTGACAGCAGAGGCGACAAAAAAGGCCGCTGAAAAAACCATTGCGGAATCAAAGGCAGAATTCAGTGAACAGTTTGATGTGCTGGGGCAGGCCGCAGACGCAGTGCAGAATGTGGTTGATGAGGTAGCGGCGACGATGGCGGCGGTGGACGATGCGATCGGTGATGTGACCGGGCCGATATCGGACATGATCCGCGCCCCGGCTGAGATGGCAGGGGCTGTTTTGGGCGGGATTAACCGCATCCGCACAACAATCACTGGCCCCGGGCGTGCGTTCGGTATTTATAAAG